CGCGTATTGATACGATTCCTCGCTGTCCCGAAGCGCCATACGGCCGATTTGTAGGGTTAGAAAGCCTTATAGAGCGATCGCCGACGACAGGAACGCCCACTTTCCCCACAAGTTGCTCTGGATGAATGATTTTTCGCTCGGTTTGCGGCACAGACTCTATTTCTGCGTTCAGGCGCAAGAGCTCACGGCGCAAAACTGCGGGGGGACCATTCTCAACCTTGCGGACGTAAGCGTTTGCACGGTCCCTAATGAGTTTTTCAGTGACTGGCTTGCCCGTTGCGGCGTCAAAAGACCCAATAGGTGGGTGTTCGGCCACAAATTGCTCGCGCAACAGGGGGAGAGCCTCTTTTCTCGGTATCTTAGCTTCGTCTAGGGCCTTTCTGCCTTGCTTGAGTATCGCTCCGAGTCCCATCAGGCTCCTCCGAATATGTCTATTTCGTCATAACCCACAGCACCACCGCTGGCTTTTAGGATCTGAGGCGAATTTTTTTCCTTGGGATCGAATTCTGCGTTGATTGAACGGATTTTTTCGGGCTCGAACACACCGATCGTGCTGTAAGGGGCCTCTCTGGCCTTTTTTGAGTAGGTGTCTTCCCTCAAGGCTATCGAATCGAAGCCTTTTGACTTCAGGAAGTTAATCACTTCGGGGTTTTCGTAGAAAATGTAGGCGCCTGCTCTTAGTGCATCTGAAAAGCGCGGGAAATCTGAGCCTAATGGCGCATTAAATCGCTTTGATCCAAACAATTCCTCCAGCATCCCGTAGTGCATCTCGGGCACAAAGGTCTTTTGGACCCGCGTTACGACGGGGTAAACCGTCTTAAAGGCGTTACGCTCCTGTTGGTTGATCTTATTCCTTAGTTCGTCGAAGGCCTCAAACTCTGGCGTACCAAATTCAGGGCTCCCCATGTCCTCATACAGCTTTTCCGTCTGAGGTTTGGCTCGATCGTAGTAATCAAGCTCGCCTTTTCGCTGTTGAAAGCGCCCCTTGCCTGCCCAGTCGCTCGCGAACTCGGGGCTTGGGGTCAAAAAGATGAGGCCATCTTCGTATCCGGGCTCAAACGCATCAACATCCTGCATTGATCCATGGTAAAGCACGGTCTCTGTGTCGAATCCAAGGTCCTTGGCTTTCTTTTTCTTGCTTTCAGGGAGTGCCGCAATGCCTTTTCGAGTCTCTTTGATGATTTTAGCGAGTCCCATCACGCGGCCTTTTGGTTAGGAATCCAGTCTTTGGCAAGTGTATCAAGCCAGTCGTCGAAGGAAATCACGGCTACACCCTCTAAATCCGCATAATCAGGGTTGAAGGCGCCCATGGGGAGCGTTACGCGGATGGGTTTGTTGTTGAACTTCCAAACCAAGACGGGAATGTCGTCCCCAGCGGCCGTGCATACCTGTTCCCACCACGCTTTTTGGAACCACCAGCCGTCCTTGTAAGCCTTGCACTCAATCGCGTAGCCGGGAATGGTGATGTCGCAGAGGTTTTTGGCCTGATACTGGTCGAGATTACGCTTGCAACGGATGTCGACACCCTGCGCCTCAAAGAATCCATTGAGACGTTTGACAATATCGCGCTCGAATGCGGCGCCCTTGTTCCTTGAATCAGCCATTTCGCGATAGTATCTCAACTACAGAAAAATTCTAGGTCATAGGGGTCCCTTGACCAATGCGAAATCGACCCCCCACCCCCTAACCAGAGCGCTACCCCTCCAACCTCATAGCGCTGGGGTGGCGGGGTCCCTTAATCCATCAAATAAAATTGAGTTTTGAATGTACCAAACTCAGCTATAGCTATACGCTGGCGGCGCGGCGCTCCAAGGGGGGTGCCCCCCCTCCCCTTCTTTTGCGATCTCAGCGACGTTTTCCGACCACATAGAGACCCATTGCACCGTCCGGTTGCGTCCCGCACAGGCCAATACAGGCCGTCAGAGGCGCTAAGTGACCCCCGTGAACACACAAATACGCAACAGGGGTCACTGAAAACGCAAAATGATCGGAAAAAACGTCAATGATGGCGCGCTTTTGAGGTTTTTCCGCAATTTTCGGGAGGATTTGGGGAGGGGCAGAGAGAGAACCTCTCTGCACGGTTTCTAAAAAGATTTCTGCAAATAAAGCTGTCGGAAATAAAACTCAGTGGTCCTTGTCGCTGAAGTCTGCCTCAGCACCCAAAAGCTCCTGTAACCGCGTCTTGATGTCGTCACGGCTCATGCTGTCGATGTTGGCGTTGATGTTCAGGTTCTGAGTGCGTTGCACTGTCAATCCACCTAACTGGTTCAGCTCTTTGACTGCGCTCACAGCCGCGTTGTAGTGGCCACTATCGAACGCTGTCTCTGCGATGTTCCATAGCATCGACCCGGTCTTCTCAGGCGTAATGGCAAACTTTTCACGCAACTCTTCCTGCTTGAGTCGTATCGCTTTCGTCACGCTCGGGTAGCTCTTGCCGTCCATCATCTTCGTGGCGCTTGATGAGGGAAATGAGAACCCCGCTCTTCGAGCCGCCTCTGTCTGCCCACACGAGCCCTCCGTGTAGAACCACACGAACGCCGCTTGCATCTCGGTAAGGCCAAGCTCAGGGTCAGCCTCAAATTGCGCTGGCGTCTTGACCAGCGGCTTGTGTTCTTTCTTCGGCCGACCACGGCCACGCTTTTCTTCACTCACGCTCTACTTCCTTTGGATAATCCGTCCACAATGAATCGCCATAGCGCTCGTAGTTGCGCTTCCAACGTCGCAGGGTGCTCGGATGGACGTAACATCGATCCGCCGCTTGGGCTACAGATGCCCCCTCTTCCAGCATTTTCAATGCCTCTTTCAACCGCTTTTTGTCCACACCTTCACCATAAGCCAACAGGGTACAGTGTAGGGTAGGGTGGCATTTTCCTATAGACCCCTAAATACAGTTTAAGAATTACACTATCTTAAATAAAAAAATGCCTATTATAGAGTTGATATACCCTACCCTGCCCTGTTATCAACCCTTTACAAATCAACAACTTAACACACCCCTAAACAGGGTACAGTGTACATCTACCCTGAAAAACACCCCTTTTTTGCCCCCTTCAAAATTTAAGATCTTAAAATCGGCCAAGTTTAAGAATTGCCGAAATCGTCAAAATAGTACCCTAATCAGGGTACATCTACCCTGCATCGTACCCTCACACATCCCACTTGGGAGCCTGCAAATCACCCCCATCTCCGATGGGCTCATAGTCGATGTCATAGATCTTCTTCCCATTACTTCGACGGGGCTCACACCCCTGCGCCGCAAGCACACGAGCCGCCTCTTTGAAGTCGGCCACACGCGGCGAACGTATCCCCAGATCACGAAGGAGCTCTGTCATTTGCACTGGCCTCACCATCGTCGATGAGAACTTCACACGCTGAAGGATGAGGTCTTCGACCACCGACTGCGTCCTTGATAGCTCGTTTGAGTCGTTCAGCATCTGCCGCTCTTCACTGCTCAAGAACCAGCCCTCGCCTGCATCAAAGAAGCGCGCCTTCACCTCAGCCCACACCTGTTGCATGTCGATCTTGTGGCGCCAGTCGATAGCCTTCACACGCACAACCCAGAACCTTCGGTTGCCCGTGGGATCTGTCAGAAACTCGTTTTCATTCACCGACCCGTAAAAAATTGTGCGCCGTCGATACCGCGAGAACCCACGATCATAGGGCAGGCGTAGCTCGTCATGGCTCTTCGTAATGAACGCCTTGAGCTGGTCTAGGTCAGCCTTCTTGAACGTGCTACCCAGCTCTCCGAGCTCACAGATCCAATGGCTCACACACTGCTTGACGCTGTCCTTATCACCCGGATTAAGCGTAGCGCCCTCAAGAAGCCACTCCTTGTTCGGCGCCAGCGTTTTCATCCACTGGGTCTTACCTAGCGCCTGCTTGCCCACAAACGTCAAGATACCCTCGCTGGATACGCCCTCGTCGCCACACGCCGCCGCAACGCACGAGGTAAGCCACTTAGTCATCAGGATTTCTTTCAGCGCATTGTCCTCAGCCTCTACCGT